TGGAAAGAGTCCGAAACGGACTTCCTGAAGGTCGTGCTGAAGATCTGCTCCGACACCAACACGCTTGACGGGCTGAAGATTTCCGACCTTGAGCCGAGGTTCTGGAGGCAGAGCTACGAGGATCTGTTGGTGAAGACACAGTCCTTCGCCACCCTGCGGACGGCTGGAATGCCGGCCATTCAGGCGTTTACCTTCAGCCACCTGAGCCGTGATCCGGAGAGCGATGCCATCGTTTACGACCAGTATCAGCAGATGTTGGCGGACGAGTTGGACCGGCTGAACGGAGTGATTGAGGAAGACATTCCGCTCAAGCAGGATGACACCACTGATCCGACCACCCGGGACGGGATTCAGGCGCAGGCGGAAGGAAGCGGACAGCAAAGCGGAGAGGGCAAGAAAGGTGAATGGGCCATCTGCCCGGTATGCGGAAAGCGGTTCCGGAAGAACAGCCCGGATCAGAAGTACTCCTCCATCGCCTGTGCGAACAAGGCGAGAAAGAGCACTCCCCGGTACGGAGGATAAGCCGTGGCAAAGGAAGCGGACATTTACAGCGCTGCGGACAAGGCCATCAAGGCCATGGATCGTGAGAACGTCGAAGCCTTCGGACGGCTGAAGATGACCAAGTGGGATGAAGTAAAGATCATCCGGACAGTGTGGTCGGTTTACCGGGCAAGCAAGAAGCGGGCGAGGAAGCGGTATTACGAGATCGGCTTCGAGGCATACCTTCTGGCGATGGCGATGTGCGGAGAGGAGCCGAAAAAGGCTCACCAAATGGCAGAGAAGGCCATTACGGAGGAATGGGTAGATGAGATCCTGAGCCAAACGGACTTCGTTACGCTCTACCGCTTCGATACGGAAGCGGAACGGAAAGCATACCGGCTTGCGGAAACGCTTGAGGTTGCACAGGATCGGAACGCTGAGATTGACAGGGCGCTGAAGGCATGGGCACAGCAGGTTGCCCAATATGCCCTGAACGTTACGGACTACGCGGTGGTTCAGGCGTTTGAGGACGCAGGAATCGAATGGGTCGAATGGATCAGCGAGAAGGATGAGCGGACCTGCCGTGAATGCAATGGGATGGACGGAAACGTCTTCCTCCTGGACGAGCTTCCGAGAAAGCCTCATCCGAAGTGCAGGTGCAGGATCCGTCCGACGAACGGCCCAAAGGATGACTAAGGTTTCTGACGGCGAAAGCCGTTTTGAAATCGTCGCAGAGAGGCGACGTTAAATAATCCGCAAACTCTGAGAGACCAGAGTATAAACAAACGCAAAAACATACAGTGCAGAGAAGCACTTTAAAAAACGCAAAGGAGAATGAGCATGATTCGCAATCACAATGGGTACTGGATGAGTCCGAACTTCTACGCAATGTATGCCCCGGACGACGGAGCCGGAGCCGGCGGTGGAGCAGGAGATGCCGGTGCTGCCGGAGACAATGCTCCCGGCGGTGACGGAGCCACCGGAGACGGTGCGGATAACGGCGCTGACGGCACAAATAACGGCGGTGAAGACAATGCGACGAACAACAATGCGTCCGACGCACAGAACGCCGAAATTGCCCGTCTGAAGGCCGAAATCGCAAAGCAGAAAGCAACGATTGACAAAGTGTCCAAGGAAGCCGGGGATGCCCGCAAGGCGCTGAAGGCAAAGATGACTCAGGAAGAGATCGATGCCGAGGCCAAGAAGGAAGCGGAAGCACAGGCTGCTCAGGAACTGGAGAACCTCCGGAAGGAAGTTGCCAAGGGAAAGACCGTGAAGACGGTTATGGGCAAGCTTGGGTTGGACGAGGAAACCGCAGGGAACCTTGCAGACCATCTGTACGGAGCTGCGGATATCGACAACGCACTGCTTCAGATTCAGAAGGCATGGCAGGCGAAGGAGAAAGCGCTCCGGCTCGAGTACGGAAAGGTTACCGCTCCCGGAGCAGGCGTGGACAGCAACAGCCCCGAAGCGCTGGCAATCAAACGTGCAGCCGAGTTCGGCAAAGCACGGACGGCGCAGAACGAACAGGCTCAGAAAGCCATGAGTGCCTATATGCGGTGAGACTGAAATCGGTCAGTCTGACCGATAGGAAATAAACTGTCACTTTTGTGAAAGGAGAGAAAAGGTATGAATTTTGCCAAGACCGAGTATGCCGGAACCGTTGAGATTCTGGCCAGCAACGATTTCCAGGCCGTTCCTGTGAAGGTTGCCGCCCCCCAGAGTGGCACCGTCGTGAAGGCCGGTACTCCGCTGACTGCTGCGGGCGCTTCCACCACCGGTTCCGGTGCTGCGGGTATCCTGCTGTATGACGTGGACACCGCCAAGAACCCCAACGGCGCTGCGGTTGTGCAGGGCATCATCGATGCCACCAAGGCTCAGGATCACAGCGGTGTGACCTATGCGTCCGCTCTGTATGGTGCGCTGCCCGGAATCGTGTTCCGGACCAACATCGGTGCCCAGGGTGCTACCGGCGAAACTGGTGAAACCGGGGAAAGCTGATTGGAGGATGACCGATGAGGATACTCATTGCCGTACCGACTTATGAAACGATCTATCCGGATACGTTCAAAAGTCTGTGGGATCTTGACAAGGACGGGCATGAGGTGCTATTCGAATCCGTTCGCGGATACGACGTAGCTACTGCCAGGAACAGGATCGCCATGAAGGCATTAAACCTGAATGCGGATTATGTGCTGATGGTGGACAATGACGTGGTGCTTCCGAAGGACGCATTGAAAATGCTTCTTGAGGATGCCAAAGAAGTTTGCCTCGGACACTACGCACACAGGGACAATGACAATATTTACCGTGGAAAGACCTGCATTTGCAGACTCTACGATAAGGACGGCAATGCGTATTACCACTATCCGTTGGAGTCTGAGTACTCTGCGGATGAAATGCACGAAATGTCAGAAAGCGCCGTAACCCCAAAGATCGAGGTTCACGGTGGCGGAATGGGATGCGCACTCATCTCGACGGATGTGTTCCGTAAAACCTCGTACCCATGGTACGACTGGGTAAACTACGGGGACGCAAACAAAGGGATGCTTAGTGAAGACCTGTATTTCTGCTCTTTGTGCAGGGCGTCTGGTATCAAGATTTATGCCGACGTCCGAGTGGGCTGCGGTCATATGCTCCGGCATGTGCAGTGGCCCGACTGAAAGCAGTTTTTTATGGGTAAGAATATTACAAAAAGTATTACCCAAACCACAACAAGGAATGAAAGGAGAAAACCAATATGCTGCTTGAAGGACTGTTTAGCCCTGCGGCCATCGGTGCCAACTGGACTGAGAATGTAAGCAACCGGATTCCGTATTTCGGTGAAGGTATCTTCCCCGCCGTGAAACGGGCCGGACTGGATCTGAAATGGATCAAGGGAAGCAAGGGTATCCCGGTATCCCTGATGCCCTCTGCTTTTGATGCGAAAGCGACCTTCCGTGACCGGATCGGTGTGCAGAAGATCGAAACCGAGATGCCCTTCTTCCGTGAGGGTTTCAAAATCAAGGAACGTGAACGTCAGGATATCCTGCGGGCGCAGAGCGCCAATGACCCCTATGTGAACGCCGCGATTTCGCTGGTATATGACGATGCCCGCGAACTGATCGAGGGCGCGCTGGTGGTCGGTGAGCGTGAGCGGATGCAACTCCTGTTCCCCATTAACGGCAACGTCGGCATCACCATCCAGGCGAACGGCGTGGACTACACATATGACTACGACCCGGCAGTTGGCGGCGTACGGCAGTGGAAGTCCACGAACTACTTCGAGCTGACCGGAGATGCAAAGTGGACGAATCATGCCAAATCCGATCCCTTCGGAGACATTCAGACCGCGAAGGATGCCATCTCCGCCAAGACCGGCAGCGACCTGCGGATCGCCGTAATGAACAAGACGACATTCAAGGAACTGCGGACGAACGACAGCATCAAGAACCGCTATCTGACTCAGAGCGGTGCTGCGTTCGGCTATCTGACTGATCAGGAGATCATCAACATCCTGAAGGCTACCAGCGACCTCGACGGTATCGTTCTGTACGACAAGCAGTACAGGAACGAGAACAAGGTGGCTGCGAAGTTCGTTCCGGACGGATACGTTGCCCTGATCCCCACCGGTGCGCTGGGCGAAACCTGCTATGGCACGACCCCGGAAGAAGCCGACCTGATGGGCAAGAACGTTGCTCAGGTTCAGCTGGTGGAAACAGGTATCGCCATCACTCAGGAAACCACCGTCAACCCCGTGAACGTGAACACGTTCGCCTCCGAGATCGTGCTTCCCAGCTACGAGCGGATGGACGAGGTTGCCGTGCTGAAGGTGTTCTGATAAAGAACCCTTCGTGAAAACGCTTCCGGCGCGGAGCATTTCCGCGCCGGGGCGGGATTTTTGAAAGGAGTCCACATGAAAGCGACTCACAATATCAAGGTTAACGGCAGATGGATCCATGCCGGGGAAGAGTACGAAGTCAAGGAAAAGGCCGTTAAGGCTGAATCCGTGAAGGCTCCGGAAGAACCCGAAGAGGAATCCAAGACGGAGCCGGAGACGAAGGAAAAAACCACTCCGAGCAGACGGAAAGCCAAGTAAGAAGGAGGCGAACAGGGATGACCACGGAAGAAAAGATTGTTCTTCTCCGCAAGACACTTCCCGGAGATGAAACAGAATCCGGCATCCTTGAAGTCTACCTGAAGATGGCGGAGCAGAAGATCCTCAACCGGATGTATCCTTTCAAGCTTGATTATGACGGAATTGAAGTGCCGGATAGGTACGTGATGACGCAGATCAAGATTGCCAACTACCTGATCAACAAGATCGGTGCCGAAGGACAGATTCAGCACATCGAGAACGGCATCCACCGGAACTACGGAGATTCGGACATTCCGGACGGGATGATGGAAGAGATTGTGCCGTTCTGTCAGGCGGTGCGGTAAGGCGGTGGGCGGATGAAATGCCTTGAAAGGAATAAAACGGATTTTGAGTATCTTCCCGCGACAGGCGAGGAAACCGACCTGAACGAGTACGGAGAACACACAGGGGAGTTTCACCCGGAATTCGGGGAACCGGTTCCAATGCGGGGAAACATCTCCGTCCCGAGCGGACGCGCGGTTCAGCAGTTCTACGGAATGGACATACGATACACGCATGTGTTGGTTATGTCAGATCCTGATACGGACATTAAAGAGAACGGCAAGATCCGTTGGAAGGGAAACGAGTACCAGGTACGGGCGGTGCATCCGAGCCTGAATGCGCTGAGTGTCGCACTGCGGAAGATGAGCGGGGATGATCAGGTATGATCCTGCTGAAGGATATAGAGTTCACACTGGACGAAAGATCCGTTGCAAAGGCCGCTCAGGAGCTGAACGACTTCATCAGGTATCTCGGCAATGCCATGACGATCCTGCTCAACACGCTTGCTGAACGCGGGGTTGAAATTGCCAAGGCCAATATTATTGCATTTGACAAACCTGCGGTAGATACAGGAGCGTTGCAGGACAGCATATTCGGCTCCATGCTCAACAAGGAAACCGCCGTTGTTGCAACAGGCGTGATGTATGCTTTGTTTGTTGAATACGGAACCGGCATCATCGGGGAATCCGCTCCTCATCCGGAACCGAACGGGTACGGATATGACGTGAACGGACACGGCGTTGACGGATGGGTATACCACGGAACGGACGGAAAGTTCCATCATACGCTCGGCATGGAATCAAGGCCGTTTATGTACAACACATTGCGGGATCTTGAAATAGAAGCTGAGAAGATCGGAGCAAGGGTCATTGCGGAATATATCAGATAAAGGAGGGGAGAAACGTGATTGACGCTGAAGTGAAAATCTTCAACCGGATGCACGAAAAGATTGCCCCTCTGTGTGCGACAAACAGGTTTGTAAGCACCCCCATTCATGATTACGCAAAGACACCGGCAGCCAGTCTGTATGAGCTGGACAACAGCACGTACAGGCGGACGCAGACATCCACGCCCATAGAAAACTTCGCCCTGCTTACCTATCAGTTTGAGGCGGTTGCGAACACGAAAGCGAAATGCCGGGAGATGTACGGCGTTGCGGACGACGTGATGATCTCGCTGAACTTCAGCAGGATGAGCGGACAGTATATCACCTATGCGGATAATCCAAAGATCGTCCGTTATGTTGCCAGGTATGAAGCGCTGATCGACCGGGAAGGGAACATCTACCGCAGAAATTAAGGCAGCAGAAACAAAATACCATGAAGACGCATGATTGCGAGTATGGATTCTATCCAACGCACTCATGCGTTTTTTAACACCAAATACATGAAGAAAGAGAGGGAAAGCATATGGCTTCTGTACAGGGAATTTCCACGTATCAGACTTATCTGATGTACCGTACCACCACCAGCGGTGAGTACAGCAAACTGATCGATATCACCTCCTTCCCGGATCTGATTCCCCCGAGGGAAAGAATCGACATCACCACGCTGAGTGACTATATGCGGAAGTACATCAATGGTATTGGTGATACTTCTGAGTTCTCCTTCGGTGCGAACTACACCCCCGATAACTACGCGGCGGTCAATGCCCTTGAGGGTCACTACTATGACTACTCCGTATGGTTCGGTGCTTCCGGAGATCAGGGAGCTGAAGTCCCGGACGGTCACATGGGCAAGTTCTCCTGGAGTGGAGACATTTCTGCCGGTATCTCCGGTGGTGGCGTAAACGAGGCTGTCGGCATGACCGTCAACTGCACTCCCAGCACGGTTGTTTCCTACAGTTCCAACTGATGAAGAAAGGATCCGGGGGAGCGCAGGTTCCCCCGGAATTCCCCTTTGAATAACAGGAGGCTTCTATGCCAAGAAAAACGAATGTGCCGGTAAGTCCGGCGAGAAAGGAAGGCAAGCCAATGGCTGCGACAAATGAAAAGGATTTCTCCAAGGTAATCATTGCTGACAAGGAAGGAAACAAATATACGCTGGAGTTCAACGCCCGCGTAATCAAGAGCATGGAGCGGAAGGGCTTCAAGATCGACACCGATTATCCCTACTCCATGATCGACGACCTGTTCCTCGGCGCGTTCCAGATGCATCATCGGAACATCATGCCGGAGCGGGTAAAGGAAATCTGGAAGTTCCAAAGCAGGAAGGATGACCTGCTTGGCATCCTGACCAAGCTTTACATGAAGCCTCTCGAGGAGCTTATGGCTGAACCTGAGGAGGACAATGAGAACGAGAACCCTACGTGGGAGACAGTCTGACGGAGCAACAGGCGCAGACGAGTCCGACCCCGTATGGTGATACATTTGACGAAATGCTTCCGCATTACCTCGTCATGGGCATGAGCTATGAGGATTATTGGGAAGGCGAGTACGGCATGAAGCTTGCATGCCGGAAAGCCTTCCGGATCCGCATGGAAAATGAACAGAGGATTTCCGACAGAAACAACTGGTACATGGGGCAGTACATGATCAGGGTATTACAGTGTGTACCGCTCCTTGTAGGCGGACTGAATGTCAAGGAAAGCACAAGGCTTCCGGACTATCCGGAAAAGCCGTTCATGGAACAGGCGGACGAGGCGAAGAAGGAAGAAGTTCGCAAAAAGAAAGAAGAAGACCAGACAAGGCTTGCGATGGCAATGCTTCAGGCGGCGTTCTCCAAGTTCAACAAGAACATGGAGAAAAAGCAGAAGCAGGAAGCGCAGGCTGGTACTGGGCAGTAAGAATACGGGC